TCCTCAACGGTGTGATCTGCATTAGTCAAGAATGAGAGCGCCATCGATTACACTCCTAGACCGAGTCTAAATGGTGAGTTACCTGCACCGCTCTCATACGCCGTCGTGGTGAAATCACCTGCATAGCGGCTCTGTTGATAAGTGAGGTTCTGCCTGACTATATCGTTACCGCTCACATCATACGCGCTCGGGTCAGCGGTGAGTTGTGCTGCAGGGATCATGATAGCACATCCTTTGCCGTCGCCAACTGGACCGGTCCCAATGATGAGCTGTCTTACTGTTCGGTTGAAGTAATCGTCTGCGATGGCTGTGTTGACGGTCGAAACTGTCAAACTCGCCTCAACGCTCACGTCACTAATATCCATGCCGCTCATTCCTACGATTGAGTTAGAGTGACCGAGCGGTGTGAGAGTGTTAGTGAGCGTCACGCTGAAATCTTCGACATCCAAAGCGATTCGCCCGAGCGTCTCACCTGCTGTCCCATTGCTGAGGCTAGCCGGTGAGCCATCACTGATCACAACATATGAGCCTCTGAAAAAAGGAGGTGATCCGGCATTGTATACGGGCTCAATCGGTCCTGATGCGCTACCGTGATCATCTTGGATGAGCGCCGCCTGATAGCTAAACTCACCCATCAAACGACCGTTGTCTAGGCTGATAGCGAGGCTCTCAAGTACACAGCCATAAGCGAATGAGCGATAATTAACGCCATCGATGCGGAAGCTTAAAGAGTGGTCCTTGGTCCCTGTCGCTGTGCGGCTTGGAATATACCAAGTAGCTAGGCTGTAAATCGTCGGAGTCCCGCTAAAGCCTGCGCTAAAAGCAGGTGACACACTCACAGCAGAGCTCACGTTGTTGTCTGTGATGGCGCTATACTCAGCGCGACCATTGACCTCAACGCCAACGAGACAGCCAACGTCAGCGTCAGCATAAGATGTGGTTGGTGTGAATTTATTAGTATTCGGCACGCCAAGCGCTGCATCACCATCTACGATTGAGGGGAGTTGAGACTTTAGCCCTGCGCCGAGTAGATGGCCAAGGTAGTTTGACGCGTACGTATCTGCACCGGTGCCGATGGTGGTGAGGTCGACCCTGACCACAACTTGACCAGTGCGACGACGAACGCGAGAACCACCACTGAAGACGGTATCCGGCTCAGGGGGTACAAAGTACGAACCATCACGCGCATCATTACGCTCACTTGCAACGACCTCGCCAGGGATAACAATTGGGTCACGCTCGCAAGGGATCGAGATGTAAGTCAGACCTGAGTTGTCAGGTAATCCTGTAGTGCTAGACAGAGAGCCAAACGAGCTCTCCTTAGCCACGCTTATTGATCGATGAGTAACAGCCATCTTAAGCCTCCAAGTATAAAAGGGTAAACGGTAAGATCAGCAGCACCGCGCCGCCCTGATCGTTGGTAGGGTCAATAGGCTCGACCGTTGGCGCTTGCGGAATCACTGACACAATCCCAGTGGTCGAGAGATCATAGTCAGGCCCCTTGAGCTTAACAAGTAGGCTCTCGGCGTCCTCTGCGATCATGCGCTGTAGATAGAGCTGATCATGTGGCACGTCATATCGCACATTGAGATTGATCGTTGCTCGGCGTCTACCGCTCAGCCCTGCAGCTCCATCGTCCTCTGTGAATCCACTCACCTCAAGGGTGAAGTAACGCGTGGAGTGTGAGCGCTGTGAGAGAGGTGTCACCATACCACCTGCGCGACCATGAGCGACAAAGCCATGATGGGTGTCGCGCTTTGGATTGATCGACATGAGCTTGTCTTCGAGGTGCGTTAACGCCGCCGCGATTCCTTGACTCATTTGGTTTTCTTATCTAGCTCAAATTTAACAGACTCAATAATAACGTCTACGTCTGCAGAGGAAAGCCCTAAAAACTCACGCTTCTCATTTACATAGTAACCATAGCCGGCGTGTTGAGTAAGGCCAATTGTGAAGCCCTCAGAAGTCGCGCTCTTTATAACTAGGTTGCTCATCATGTTACCGCTCAACACTAAATCAACCTCAGCGGTGCCTGCTAGCTTTGAGCGCTTGCGTGAGTCGTGTTTGTATTGCTTATAGCCGCCTTCATAATATACAGACTCACCGCTTGGTGTAGGTTCGCCGCCTTTGGGCGCAAGGCGAGCGCCGCGCTTAGACACATAAAGGGGCTCTGTTGAATATTCCTTAAACCCTTGGCCGTTGGCGTCGATGCCCTTAGCAGTCCTCAACTTAATCGCGGCGAGGGTGTCTGATGCTAGCCGCGCTGAATCGCGAGCGGTCCAGAGGCTCGTTGGTAAATTGAGATTAACCTTGGTTGGCATTAGTGGCGCATTCCTCTAGCCGGTGTAAATATGCTATCATTGGATACCTTAGAGTAACTTTTAAAGCTTGCTCGAAAGTCAGTCTTACTGCCGCCTGAGCGTCTTAGGTTGCTCTCTCCCTCATCAATCTCACCATCTCCATCTAGATCAATGGTGATTGATCTGAGCGCCACCTCTAACAGCTCATATTTACGCTCTCTCATGGCGCTAGCTACATCAAGCTGTAAGGTTGCCTCATAGACGATAGCCGCCGCACAGTATGCATGGGCGCTTAAAAATGACCCTTGGTTGAATACATCATCCTCAGTAGCGCCGTCTGCTATGACGTGGTCACGCACTGAGAGAATGATCTCATCGAGCGCGGCGCTGATCTGTGGTGCTAGGTCGCTCTGTCTACGTGGCACCATGTCAGCGAGCTGTGGAAATCGATCTACAAGCTGATCATGATCTAGACCGGTGTTAAATGGTCGAGGCGTAACCTTAAGGATACCGCTCTCAGTCTGAGGAGATCCGAGGTTATCAGTGTATGTCAGCGTGTAGGGATATGAGCCGGTGACCGCTTTAGCGCTCGGGATGTCCACATAAGCAGACGCAAAGTCTAGAGTAGCTGCAGAGGTGAGATCGAGCTCACGTGGCAGAGGCTCAGCCAAGATAGCCGTAGTGCCGCCAAGCCGAGTTACTTTGACAGCGTAATAGGTATCTCTAGTGGTCCTGAGAAATGCTCTGACCTCATCGCGCTCAAGCGTAGTGTCAACACTGGCGGTGAGTGTGAGTGTTCGCCGATCATCGGCAATAGCGCTCACAGACACATCATCTCTTTGATTAGTGAGCGCGCTTGTGAATGGCACGCTGAACCCAACGGTGAGTTCGGCGTCTCCTGCGTGAGGTGTGCGAGGGTGCCACACGAAATGTATGATCTCGCCGGTGACTGCTTTTCTCATCGCTTGCCCTTTGAGTTTGCTCGGTTGATGTCTGCGGTGGTGGCCTCATCGAGGTCAGCCGCTTGAATGAATCCCTCGCTCACTGGACTCCAAGTATGTCGGCAGTTGTAGCCCCCACATGATGTCATCACGTTGAGGCCTTGGCCGTTGTTGAGCTTGCGCATCTGTTCGCCTGATACGACCTTGCCCACAAGCGCTTTGCAGAATGGGCGTGTCAAACCGTCGAGCGGTCCGGTGTAAAGATAGTGGTCGAGGTCAGCGGCAGCAGCTGCGGCGGCTGTGATTGATCGACCGTATTGACTAATCCTAGTTTTGACCTCAGTTAACTGTCTGCCCTGAGAGCGCTTTAAGCGCTCCTCAAGCTCACTTGTTACGATGTCAGCAGGCACCTCCAAAGATAAAGAGGTGAGCGCCGCCCTGATCGCGCTTTGAGTGTCGGGTAGAATTACATCATCAAATACTGATGTCACAGCCTGCGCTTGGATCTGCTCAAGTTGTGGCATCGCGTTAAATGAGAAATCAGGCTCAATCACCGCGAACGCCCTCTCAACTGCTTCGCGGATTTTGGCCTGACTCTCAACATATTCGTCAACAGCTAGCCCCATGCCACCCCTCAAAATAAAGTCTAGGAGCTGCTCATTGTTGAACGATAGCAAAAGCTCAGGGTCATTAGAGACACTGGCCATTTGCAGAAGCGTGACAAGCTCACGCCGAGAGGCAGAGAGAGCGCGCTCAAATGATCGCTCAGCGCTAATCTCTGCTCTTAATTGATCGCGTCTAGCTCTGATGAGTTTGGCCTGATCACCGCTCAAACTCTTCGCCTGCTGTGTCAGATCATCGACCGCTCGCTTGTCAGCGTCCTCTGAGAGCGTAACATGCTCACCATCAAACCGCTCAACGAGAGAATCGAGTAACCCTAGATCATCCAAGAGTTGGAATTCTAATAGGCTCATATTATTCAGGGCTAGATTCATGGGGTCGCCTCTTAGGTCAAGCAGTCCGTGACGACGTGCCCAAGCGTTGAGTCGATCGCCTTGAACTGATTCACTTCTTCAGCGTAGACGTAGCGGCGCGTCTTGTCGAGAGAGTCATACTGACCGGCGACCATGTCCCCAAATTGGAAGTTGAGAGCCGCTACAGGCATGCCCTTAACGTTGCCGCTCTTTTGCACGATTGCATCAGAACCGCGAAGGATACCCATGAAGATGCTCTCATTATTCCAAATGTAAGCCTCTGAGCTAGTAGCACCTGGGACAGCGTTATCTTGGCGAGCCTGACCAACGAGGATATTGGGGATGCCGAGGATATCACGAAGCACAGCTAAGACCGCCTCATCATTCAAGATACGGTTTCCTGATGCGAGGTTGTTTGTCGTGGTGCCGAGGTATCCGCGAACTTCAGGATTACGCGCGAGCTCACGGAACACCTTACGACCGAAGATGAGTGAGTCTGGGTTGATCCCATGCGCCTTCTCAAAGACAGTATCCTTGAGCTCATGGAGGAACGTGAGTGGCTCAGCTCCTGCGGCGTCGAACTTGGTCGCAGGTGATGAAGTCTCAAACGCGGTCGAGTCAAAGAGGATGTCAGCTGCGCGCTTCTCGCGTGCGAGCTTCATGACGCGAGCCACCTTCTTGGCGATGCGCTGCTCTTCAGAACCGGGGTACTGAGAATCAAAGATATCCTCCATCGCGATGCTGTCTTGAGCCGCGTAGATCTTCGCCTTGAAGGTCTGTGAGCTACGATCAAAGCCACCGATAGAAGCGCGTGAAGCACCAGGAGCGCGCTCAAGGTCGAGCCCTGCGCCCGCGCCCATAAAGTTCCGCGTCTCTTCGAGGAGCAGTGTGCCTGAGCGCTCAGGAACCGTGATGGTCTCCATGCACTTATCAGCGATGAGTTGGTCATCAGATGGAACGGCCTCAACTACGAGACTCGTCAGGATCTGATCTACCGGATGAAGATTACTGTATGAACTAGCCATGTTGATCTACTCCTTAAGTGTGATAGTTGCTAGGACCTGTAAACACGACAGTGATCTGATCGCCGCTTGCAGGTGAAGCATGATTGATATTAGGGATTACACGAGCGACAGAGACATTACCTGAGCCCTTGACAAACGGCGCGAGGTTGCCTGATGCAGAGGCCATCAAAAGAGAGGTCGTCTCTGGTGCGATTGCATCTCCCGCGATTGCGCGAGTAATGCCACTCACAATCACGTCAACAGCGTCACCCGCTGAGACCGCGCGTTGAGCGATTCCAACAGCGGCCTCACTTGTTGAAGATGAGGTCATCTGCACTTTACCTGCAGCATCGACCGCCACAAGAGAATACTCTGTGATGGTCCCGCCTGCGATGAATGATACCATATTGTCTGTGTTAGCCATTTTGATCAGCCTCCAAACGCTTGATTATAATATTCAGGATTCTGAGCGCGGAAGGAAACGAGCGCCTCAGAGTATGTGATTGATTTCTCAGCGGCGAGCTTACGAACCTCACCGTCGAGTGATTGACGAGTGATCTCTCGACCTGATGCACCGTGACCGACCTCGGCGAGGGGTACAGCGCTAGCTGATGGGCGCTCTGAGAACATCTGCCAAAACTCAGGCTGAAGCTCACGCATTGCCCAAGCCTTACCGGCTACGCCCTCTTCAGCGGGAGTGATGCGACCATCACGAAGGAGTGTGCTCACTGCCTCGCGCTTCTCGATCTCAAGCTTCTCAGATTCGATCTTCTCAAGTCGCTCGGTGAGAGCGTTGTTGCTCTCGCGAAGTGCATTGATCTCATTTAAGAGTGTGGGCTCAACTGTCTCACTCATCTTGTAGTTCTTCTCTTTCTTCTCGTCATGGTCCTTAGACTCTGCGAGCTTCTCGTCTTCATCGTCCTTAGACTCTGCGAGCTTCTCGTCTTCATCGTCCTTAGACTTTGACTCCATCATCGATGACTCAGAATCCTGCTTCATCTCTTTGATCTTCGATTCGAGCTCCTTCACCATCTCATCTTTTGCGATGAGCATAGCGCGAAGGTCCTCAACAGTCATACTATCGATGTTATCCATCTCAAGCCTCTCGTTTAGGATGACGCGGTCAATCTTCGCGTGAGACTGAGCCGGTCTTGGGGTTAGGGTAATTGCAAGCAGCTGCGCGTCACCAATCTTGTTACCACCTGAGCGGTCGAAGACCTCACCGGCGAGAAACTCAGGAGATGACCACAAGACGCCACCGGCCTCGTTAACAACATTGAGCCCACGCTCATTGTAAGCAGGGTAAGCATAGAGCCCATCCTCTCTGAGCTCTAGGTCAACGATAAGACCAAGAGCGTTACCGCTCTCAGGGGGTGCAGGTGGACCGCTCTGATAAGGAGATGTCGCGTGCTGCCAGTCAATGATTACAGGGTCCGCATCACGTCTCTCTTTAAAGACGCGGATCATCTCTGACAACATTGAGTTAGAGATCTCTTTGCCTACGTTCTCGCCATTCATTCGCGAGGACACTTGGCCAAGGCTCAGTGTTTTGAAGGGTCTACCGAGGGTGAGACCATCGGGAATATCATAACTACTGACGTTGAGCGCCTCAGAGTATGCCCTGAGCGCTTGCGCCTTCTTGTCTGCGCTGTCCATCTGCTTAACTGCTTTCCGAGCCCAAGCATTTCGGGTTTGAGTGCGTTTTTTGATCGGTTTAACCATTGCTGCGCCTCCTTCTAATGAGCTGCTCAGCTAAAGCGCTAACGCCTCCGCCTACATAACTAGGGGTGCTGACTCTCATCATTGGTGAGCGGCTCGCGTCCTCTGGCAGATCACCTGCACCAAGCTTGGCTCTAATCACGCGCTCAAGTTCATCGTCAGGAGTGATGAGCCCTGCTTGAACTAAACCAGGGAGCATTTGAAGAGAATCAGCCAAATCATCAGTGTCTAGCCCTGTATGAGTGAGCCTTGGGAGTTTGGAGGGATCGACCGCGCCATAGTTCCACCTAATGAGTCGGCCTATGGTGCCACCGCCGCGACGATCAATACCACTCACCTGAGCGGCCACTAGGTCACAGAGGTTAATAGCGGCCCTCCTGAACACAGAGAGATGAATCTCACCGACCGAGCGCGCGCCTGTATCCGTATTGCCCAAGTCTGCGAATTGAGACAAGAACGCCGCCGCGATTTGGCTGTCGCATTTGGTGATAATATTGATCGGACCATCTGCGTAGAGGTTCGGCTGTGCTGCGTATGTGTCAAACTTAACCGCTGAGTTCTCCACCAAGTAGCTCTGCTCAGCTGAGATAAACGCCTGAGCCTGAGCCTCTGCGTCATCAATCATCGCGTCGATGTCACCATCAGTGAGCCCGATCTGCTCAGCTACTGCGCGATCAACTACCACTTTAGGTGTCGGGACAGCCCAACGATCTAGACCAACACACATGAGATTAGATACGCGCTGTTTAGTTCGCCACCACCACCAAACAGGGCGAAGCATGCCAACGCCCTCGAAATTTGAGCCTGTGCGATTGAGGGTGAGGAGTAGGAGTTTGTTAGCAGGAATGGGCTCTGGCGTCTTACCACCGCCAACCATGTTCTGCATCACGCCGTCAAGATGTTGATCGTCTCGGCTTAGCCAGCGACTATGCGCGCTCGGCTCACGGTCTGCGTAATGACTGAGCCAAACCCTAACCCTACCTGTTGAGTCAGGCCCAACTCTATAGACCTCTTCAGCGTAGCGATAACCAACAGGGACGAACTCAAAGAGATAGCTCAACTGATCTTCCCATGAGGTGATCATCTGCCCTGAGTGGCCATCAAAGCCCCAACACTCGTTAGCATAGCGCGCGAGCTCCTCGGCCACCAAGTCACCCTCAACACCCGGCTCAAAACGCCATGAGGCTGAGAGCAAAGTCTGTCGGAGCATATGCCAAGAACGCCTCACGATGGGGTCTGTCCTTAACATCTCCTCAGCCTCTTGAACCCAGTTGAGGCCGGTAAGCTGAGCGTTGCTCTCTTTGGCGATAGTGCCGCCGCTAAGCTGTGTGCCTGAGATACCACGAGAGCCAAATCTAGGTGAGAGCGCTCTCATGTGTCGAGGTGTGTCACCTGTTTTTGATTCGCTCATCGTGTCTCCTGATGTGCTTAAACAGTCGCCATTGTACTAATATTCTGTTCACGTGTCACTAGTCTTCTGTTCAGTGTCATCCTGTTCAGTATCAGGTATCCACTCAGCCACATGCTTATTGAGAGAAACATCACCCTCTGATCGATTCATGACTCTAAGCTCAGCGAGCTGATTAATCATTGCGGTCTGGAGCTCCATGAGCATATCTGATTTGAGTTGGCTGTTGATGTGAGCGTCTCTGAGTCTAGCAATGAGCGCTTGACGGTCTGCCTCTTTGGTCGCGAGATCGTCTCTGAGTTGCTCGACCTCGGCAGGGTCACGCCCCGAGGCCACGGCTAGCATCGATGAGATTGAGCCGGTGAGCATGCCTATGATTCCGATAAGTATATCGCGGTTCTCTTTGACGATGTCTACATAAGCCAAGAAGACGATTAAGCCAACGACCAAGCCCATAAACACAACGCTAAACCACCAACCTCTGAGTGTGCGTTTCTCCTCATCTATAGTGCTCATAAATCTCCATCAATCGGTTGATCAGCGGTGAGAATTTGTATTTCAGATAGGGGTACATGTGGGCGACGATATAGCCAAAGCTGATCAGCGCTAGACGATAAAGCAACCACTCAGCCCACTCCAACCACTTGCGATGTCTAGCCCTGCTCCTGATCCTCTTAGGACCTCCAACGCGCGTTACTTTTGCGTTACCTGGTGGAGGCTGTAAAACCTTAATGTCACAGCCGACCGCGTAGAGCGTTTGTAAGTCGCGCACGCCCTTGAACTTGTACAGCCCGACACATGAGAAGCGTGTATCTCTCGGCGTCATGCTGTTAGAGCGTGATCGCACTCGGGCAAAAGCATCACGAGTGAGCAGCACTTGACCCGCCATACATATCGACATTGTGCGCGCCGCGATGTTTTTAGTGATCCCTTCAAGCTCAATCGGCTTAGCCCCTGCCACGACATCAAGCTCACGCTGCTGAACCTCGACAACTGGCCCCCAATGAATACCGATTCGGGCGTTAAGCTTGGTGAGCTGTGGTACTGTCATTTGATAATATAAGCCGAAGTTGACCGCATCGATAACCCTCTCAAAGCTGATGAGGAATCCATCAGAGCGGTCTATCTCTCGACCGTTGAAGCGCTGAATCAAAGTCCTTGCCCTGCGGTCGTGATACTGAAACCACCGCGCCGCGTCATAAGCTCCAAAGCGCTCGACAAACTGAGTGGAGCCTATGAGGTCGAGGAGAACGACGGCTAGACATCGCTCTTGATATGTCTCCTCTTCTCGCTCCATCTCATCACCTCCACGCTATGCTCTCTGAGGTATTCAGCGCCGACGCAGTCAAGCGCTTGCTCGGTTATAACATAAACACGCTCAATTCCTGCGTGGTGTATAGCTTTAGCACAGTTGAGGCAGGGAGTGCGCGAGACGGCTAGCCAAGCGCCAATCGTGGAGCTCCCTCGGCGAGCAGCGTTAATGATCGCGTTAGACTCAGCGTGATGGCATCCAACCTCTGTCATCGTCCCGCTGATGATCTGCTTAACGTCTCTCTCACAGAGGTCACCACCGCAGAGATGACCACCACCTCTCGGCGGCCCGTTGTATCCATCGCTAATAATGACCCAACTCATGGGCTCGAAGATCACAGCGCCAACCTTGCCACGTGGACATGGTGAGAGCTCGCTGAGAATCTGAGCTTGCTTGAGTCTGGCGATGATGTGTTTATTCATACTCATCATTCAACAGCGCTTTAACTGAGATGGGGAAACGCTCAAGCAGTTGCGCCTTGATCGCCTCTGCAGCCAAGCGCGTCTCAAGCTGTACGTGCTCGGTAGTCCTGAGCCTGACGAACTTAACCCAGTTGTGAAGATTGCCCGACATCCAAAACGAGGTGTAGAGGCCGTTGGGCAGAACGATCCTCGCGGTTTCACGTGAAACACCTCTAGAGATGAGCTCGTTATAGAGCGCCATCGATGTCGCGGCTGAGCTTGCAAACAGCGCTTTGCAGTGTTCGGGATCATCAGGGAGCTCGTCAGAGGAGCATTGCAGATTCTTCTCTGCTTGGCGCCTGATCTCTTGAGGGTGATAGATCGCGATAGCTTTTGAGGTGTAGCGCCTGCTGATCTCATTGAATGAGAAGGTGCGGTGACGCATGATCTGAGCGCGCACGAACAGAGGCACCGTGAGCTCAAATGAGGCTGTGACATGCTCGAATGGTGAGGTGTGCCCATGCGCTGCCAGATACCTGATGAGCTTAGCGTCCTTGTCGCTCATACCGCTTGTGATGTCTGCGCTGAGCTTGGAGAAGGACACGCGAGCCGCTTGAGCTGGTGTCTCATCTGAGCCCATTGAGTCGAGTAAGATCACCTCGCCAACGCCGTCATTATAGATCTTCATCAAAATCCCTTTATTCAGAATCATATTCATAGCGAGGCGTATACGGACCCATGTATACCCCCTCGCAATTAAAAAAGAAAAAATCCCTAGCTTCGTTTTCACTCATTCCGCGTTGCTGATAAACCTGAATAATTAGCTCAACCTTATAAATAGCAATTCCATCCTGAATAGTAATTATTGCACTATCGAACTCTTCTCTAGGAGTTAAGAAAATTGTTTTAATCGTCATCATCTCGTCGCGTTAACATTTTCGAGGAAAACAAGGGGAGGTCTTCCCAACTCTCTGAGACCGTTGAGAATGTAGGGAAACATGTGACGCGAGTCTTCGTTTTAATAGTAGGTTGAGTGTTCCATATCTCGCCACAGTTGACAGAATGCTCGCTTTGCTGTGTCAGGCACAGCTCCATTCCCGAGTAAGCGGAGTTCATCAGTCCTATTGTCCATGGCATAACACAGCTCGGCATAACCCATCCCACTGGTAAGCCCATCAACGTCTCTACCCATCTCGGATTGAGCCTTGCTAGTGACGCGGGTTCTTGTGCGTCGAGTATCACTTGCCCATTGAGGCTTATTTGTTTCCCCTTCTCCATCCGGCTTATGTAATAAGCCGGATTCGAGCTCATGTGGTCTTTGCTCCCTGCTTCTGGCGTTGCCCATTGTGACACGGGGCGGTTCGTATGCATGTTGGGTTGCACCTCGTGGGGCGGGATAGACTTGACTTGTCCCCCCTCGACCTCGCTCAAGCATCCCTGAAATAAAAGCGCGTCCTGACTCTCCGAGATCGGAGCGACAACCCAAGATGAATACACGTCTTCGTTGATGGGGCGCGCCGATTTCACGCGCCGAGAATATTCCCGCCGTTGTGCTGTAACCCACGCGTTCCAACTCACGGAGGACATGCAACAAAACAGGCGTTCTTTCAAGGTCGCTCCATTCGTTACCCTTAAGCTTTGATGAGATGATCCCTTCAACATTTTCGAGGAAAACAAGGGGAGGTCTTCCCAACTCTCTGAGACCGTTGAGAATGTAGGGAAACAAGTGACGTGAGTCTTCGTCTCCAACTCCTCTGCCTGCGCTGCTAAATGGTTGACAAGGGAAGCCGCCAGAGACGATGTCCACTCGTCCTCGAAACTTTCGCCAAGGGAATCGTTTAAGATCCGTAAAAATAGGCGCCACCTCGAGCAGTTCGTTTTCAATCTTCGATACCAAGTTTTCGACGGCGAAGGCTTCGATTTCCACATAAGCGACGGCGCGCACTGCTCCGCTAAGCGCTCGCGAGAGTCCAAGGTCAATCCCTCCGTAACCTGTACAGAGTGAGATGTGTGTAAGTTTTTGGGTATGATCCACAATTTAGAATTCTCTTGCTTTAGCGCCGCCAACTCTGACGCGGCGTGATTTAGTTTTAGCCCTGCCCTGATATCGGCGTTGGTCGACTGTCTGATCATCTGCCCATCTCCACATAATGCAGTCATAGCGCAGAGCGTCTAGAGGGTCCTCGCGCCCGTCCTTCTTGGGTTGCTCTTTGTTCCGTTCCCAAGCATAGCTCAGCAGAGCCTTCCTGATTGAGTTACCGCTCACGCGCTCGCCCTTATCCCAGACCTCACGAGTGATGAGGTATTGACGCCGAGTGAATGCGCGCTTGAGTTTGCCGACACCGTTAAGAATGTCGGTGCGGATAGCGTCAGTGGTCGATCTTAACGGCATCCCCAAACCGTTGGGGGGAGCTGCTCGCATCGCTCGGAATGCGCTTGCACCTGTTTGGTCGTTGCGCGCTTTGCCGGCTTTGTCTGCGGCTCCATTGTCTAACCATATCCGATCACCTGGCGCTGAGCTCTGCAGCGCACGTGGCCAAGCCACTGAGAGAATGAGTTGGGCGAGCTGTTTGACCGTGACCTCAGCAGGGTTAAACTCGGCGCAGATGACATCAGCGTTGAGCTCCGCATCATGGGCGAGGATGATCACTGATGGTTTTCTAAATCCCCAGTCGATAGCGATTCGAGCGCTCATGGTGGGCTTATACTCCCATCCATCGATGACCATCGTTGAAGGGTCGAACTCAGAATAGACCAAGCCGCTTGGAGGCTTTGGCTTATTCATGACCATGGCCTCACGCTCAGCTTCAGGCAGTAGCTTGGTAGCCTCAAACCATTCATCACTCAGGTTGCTCTGATTAACATAGGATGTATAGAGCTTAGGTTCACAGCCTGATGTCTCGGCTAAGCGACACCACCACGCATCAGCCACAGGCAGGCCCACCAAGATCATGATGGGTGATGGCCCTGAGCGCAAACGACCCAACGCTTTATGAGCAACCTCTTCATCGAGCGTCTGACACTCGTCGACGAGACAACACCCTGATGTGATGTTGAGACCCTCAAGGGGGTTGTGGGTCGTGTCACGCGTCCCAGGTCGGAAGTAGGATCTACACCAAACGGTTGAGCCGGTTGATGGATCGCACCACTGTCTCAAGGTGTGGTTGTAGACCCAACCGAGCGGACCAAGCCACTTTTGCATCTCAGGCATGAGAACGCTGTTGTATCGTCCGTTGGTGTCGGTCACGAGTAACGTTGAGGTACCCGCTCGCCACTTAGCTATAAAGAGGATCGCGAAGACAAGCGCCGAGGTTTTACCTGCGCCCCATCCACATCGAGCGCTCACCACTCGGTGTTCGCTCCTGATGCTAGCGATAATGTCACGCTGCAGAGGGTTGAGCTCTAGGCTCACTTGAGGTGCTCCGGATCCTGAGAGATGGTGCGCTCGACCTTCACGAGCCCGACCTTGGTGAGCTCATACTCTGTCCTGCTTTGGAAACCATCACGCTTCACCTCAAGGATCTCTATGACTGTTCCCTCATCAGCCTCGATCACATCGATGTGTCGACGGACCCACCCCACGCTCTCATCCTCTTGGCATATGATGTGGTAATCACCCTTTATGGTGTACTCAGTCTTCTCGTGTGGGTGTAGAATTGACCAACTCCTCACCAGTGCTGCTCTCGCCTTCATCTCGTATCTCCAAAAGTCTTTGGTCTGTCTGCTCGATCATTTGGATGACTAGAGCAGCTCCACCATCGTTGGTGGTTTGGTTAAGTTCGATCTCTTGCTTAGCGCTCCACTGCTCAGGGTATCGGCGCTCTAATAGCCAAGCGTAGCCGCGCCAATCGCCTTTCTCTTCTGCGAGACTCTTGAGGCGTGAAACCATCACCGGCTCGCTGAACCTCTTGGCAGCCTCTACCTCTTCAGCCCAAGCAGGGTCATCCTCGATCCAGTTATAATAAGTAGCCTCACTAATACCGCTTAGAGCACAAGCCGCCTTGATAGACATGGGCTCTCTGAGATTAGCCAACAGCTCATCTCTCACCTCTCTGCTTTTCCCCTTGGGGCCTCGCTTCTTCTTGGGCTTGCTCATGATCTCTCCTCGCGCGCGTGTCATGCTCTAACAATTCTAATAATTATATCATGCTTGGCCTAGCTTCTTCAGCCGCCGGCGCTCCCTGTCCTTACTCAAACGCCGCTCTCGCTCTTCAGGTGTCTCCATCTCTCGCCTCAATCTAGCCATCAAGCTTTTGTACTCTCGACGCTCGGCAGCCTCTTGAGGTGTCTCTCTCTCTCGCCTCAATCGCTTGCGCTCACGGATTCTAGCCAAGCGCTCCTCACGTTGCTCAGGCGTCTCGTTTGCCCTGCGCTCCCTCTCTTTAATCCTGCGCGTCTCTAGATGTCGCTCATACTGCTCTTTACTCATGCGCTCTCTCATTCTTTACCCTCCCGAATCCGTTTAACCATGGCCTCAGTCTCGAGCCTCTCAGCGCGCTCTCTTGGAGTCTCAGCCGCTAACCGAGCGCGACGATTTAGCCGGATACGCTGCAGACGTGCTTCCTTCTGCTCTGGCGTCTCTGCTGCCATGCGTGCTCTATAGCGCTCTCTCTGTCGAGCGTTGGCGCGCTCACGCCTCTCCTCTTCAGTCATCGCCATCATCTTCGCCCTTGATCTTTCTAAGCACGTGTTGAACTCGAATCTCTTTGAGTGTGCGCTCAATGTGGTGCAGGAGCTCCACGCTGTGGCCATGCATCTCCTGACTATGCTCATCGAGGCTCAGGAGGATGAGACGCTCAAGCTCTTTGAGGATGGTTACGGCGTTCTTATCTCGTTGGTCCATGATTCGCTCCACCATCTTTGTTGTGAATTCTGTCGGCCTTGTTCGTGATGTGAATACCGCGAGCGACAAGCTGTCTTTTTATTTGAGCGTAGGAGAGCCCTGACTCCTTGAGGAGACTGATTGTGTTGAGGATCGCTTGCTCAGCCTCGACCTCGATGAGCTCGCCATCCTGCCAAGCAAATCCGAATGGCGCTCGATCATTAACATTATTCTGATTATTCATTAGTAAGACTCCAACCTAAGCGAGCCCCGCTTGTGTTGCCTAACCGCCTTAGCTAGCACTGACATCATTGAGCCCATCGACATCTTCCCATGGACTAAAACTGGTTTATCTTCATCCAAGATGTTCAAGACTCGTTGATGTAGCTCTCTCGCAGTGTCACCACTCATGCCTTTCATATCCTGTGGAATCACTGTTGATAGCATTCTGATTGACTTGTTGAAGTGAGGTTCTACGTTATTGAACCACCACCAAAAACTGAACTCGTCGAGTGAGTCTGGATTATCCTTGTGGCAATCTGTGCACATCAGCACAATGTTTGATGGATGGTTGGACCCACCATGAGTGCTCGGGATTACATGGCACCGATGCAATCCTAGATCCTTGGTGTTATAGCGCTTTCGCCCTCCCCTAATCGACTTGTTACAGGCCCAACAGTGAGGTGCATCAATCTCAATCCCCCCTAGGGAACCGCTTAGATCGATGTCAAATCGCTCTTGGATATCAAGTATCCTAGCCATCCCCTCACTAGTATTAGACCACCAATTTGCAATCTGTTGGCGTGTCGGCATTGTCAGACGTTCTTGTTGGTTCTTCATGTGTCTTCCTTGGTGGCTAACGTGTTTAAATGTAGTCAATCTCAGTGATTAACGTGTTTAGGTGTGGTCATTTTCAATATGGTTTCTTAACCCACTCAGGGGTCGCTACAGGCTGAGCCCAAGGCTGAGACGCGATGCTCGACCCAATGCTCGACCCAATGCTCGAGTCAGGTGGCAACAGGTCACCAGGTGCGAGGTCATTAGCGTCACGCTGTCGAGGGTCGAGAGCTCGCCATGTGTGACAGACAATCTCATAGCGGCGTTGGCCGTCTACCTCATAGGATTTGAGCTTGCCCTCAACGTATGCTTTCGAGCCCTTCTTGAGTTGGCTGCATACGCGCTCGGCCTGTTGACCCCAGACTTTGACGTAATGCCACTCAGTCTCTGTCTGCCATTGATCGTTTACTTTGCGGCCCTCTGAAGTCGCGAGGCTGAATACTGCATATTCTGCGCCGCTTGGCGTCTGCTTGCGCTCTGGATCTTTGCCGAGATTGCCGATCAGTGTGATCTTGTTAATCATGTGTTAAGTACCTCGACGATCTCTCGAACCTCTTTAACGAGGTAGCCGCCGCGCTGATGGTTTTGATAATACGCATAGACGATGGCCTTGATGAGCTTGCTCCGAGTGCAACCGAGCTCCTGAGCCTTACGCGTTATAAATTGGTCTTGCTCGATGGTGAGCCTGACTGATGTTGGGTTTCGCTTCATGGTCCTCCACTGGCTCACGCCTCGGCGTGTGTACTTGAGATCTGACCTTTAAGTATTATGAACGAGACGTGAGCCGAGATCTAGTGTAGTCCCATCTACTTACAAGTCAAGAGGAACCTCTGATCTTGCTTCGATTGAACTTAGAAACCCACGAGATTAGAGGAGCCAACCACTGGCTAAGATAGCCCCGCCCTGAGCGTTTTAATCAGGGCGGGACATCACACACTGACACAGTAAGAACCAACAACCCTATCTAGTGCTCTATCCGGATATCACAAAACATTAGGGGCCGGCTACCCTAAAAGTAACAAGCCCCTAATCACATCGTCTCAATTATGTGTCACCCGTTAAACGCTGCTAGGTGGTAAACTAGATCTGTGAATGATCCTGACAGCGCTATGAAAAAAGGTGAGGCTCTACTCTACGCTCTGAGCGCTCATACGTCAACAGCCGAGTGATAAACCCTAATTGATCTCACGTGACCACGCTCATCGACCCGATAATGCACGACAGTTGATGAGCCGTTGAGTGTGATCTCATGGAGCTGCAGACGGCCCCTAACAGATATCTCTCTGATCTCCGGTTCACCCTGACACACAGCCCACGCCCAACGCCCAACACCGTCGAGGTGTAGCGTAGAGCTGAGCTCAACAGTTGCGCCATCCTCGACCAATAGCAGCGTCCCATGAGGCCCATTCTCAATCTCAAAGTGCTCGCGATACATCACAGCCCCCACGCTTTGAGGTCTGGATTGTTGCGTTGGCGTCGATCATCACCAATCATCTGAATCGGAGCGTTAAACATCGCATTGAGGCGAGACATCACAGCGCTGTTGCGGTCGAAGAGCTGAGCGACCTCACGAGGGTTGAGGTTGGATGTCATGATGATCGCGAGCTTGCCACCTGCCCAACGCTCATACATCTTCCCGAGAATCTCAACAGTGGTCGAGGTATACCATGCAGAGCGTTGAGCCTTGCCACCAATACCACCGAGCTCATCCAAAAGGAGAACGTCACAGCGATCGAGCCAACCGCGAAGAGGGTCACGCTTCTGCTTGTCTCCCCACGTATCCTTGATTGAGCTCATGATTTGAGTGTGTGAGGTGTAGATCACGCGCTTGTTTCGGAACGCTGCCCACCTCGCGACACTGTAGAGCAGAGAGGTTTTACCATTACCAGGTTGGCCCCATAAGAATGAGCATGGAGCGTGAGGCTGTTGAGGGTCCACGATGTGATTGAGCATTGAGGTGACCTTAGCCTCTTGCGCTTGACTGTCCCACTCATAGCGTCTCAGGTGCATGCCCTGAGCATCAGCAGGAAGCTCCAGATCGTTAAGGCGTTTCGCCTTGCGTCGAGGGATCTCGCAGTATGGGCAGAGCCTAACTGAGTTGCGCGTCTCCGGAATCCTGAGCCAACCCTCATCGCATCGACCACAGAACTCAATGGGTTTGACGGTGAGCCGAGGAGCTCCCTCATCAATCATGTTCTCATCTTCGAGGTTCTCGCCGGTGAGGTGACTAAAGTCGAGTAGCTGTTTAGGTGGTCGAGCTGTCTCAGGGTTCATTTGGCGAGCGCGAAAAGAGCGCTTTAGGTCCTTGGCATGTCTGAGAGTTCGATCCCAGTCTTGAGCGTCTCCGAGTCGTTGCATGTTGGTTCTCCTGTATCAGTTATCAGTAAAGTGGCTTAGGCCGATAAGCGGTTGTTGGTCGATTCATCTTACTCTCATTTTTACGCCTCCACTCAAGCTTCTTCTCGGTGTTGCGTCGAATACGTTCAAAGTGAGCGTTGGCTTCGAGCAGTGAGCATTTATGATCTGCAGCGTGCTCTCTCACAATGCTCATTTGATACTCAGTGAGGTCTGAGAGCTCAGGAGGAATCTCATCATTAACCTCAACAGCTACTACAGCCACGCTTGTCTCTGCGTCCTGAACTGGCTGTGATGTCTGTTGAGTATCCTCTGTTGTATTTTGATTGATATCCTCTATTGAGTATCCATGGTTGATATGTAGGTCATTCTGTCCTAAGGGGGTTAGGTCATTTTGTCCTAAGGGGGTTAGGTCATTTTGTCCTAAGGTTAGGTCATTCTGTCCTAAGGGGGTTAGGTCATTCTGCCCTAAGGGGGTTAGGTCATTCTGTCCTAAGGTAACACCGCTCATGATCAGCTTAACGTTGAGTGTGGTTTGAGCTCGGTGATGATGTCCTTTCCCGTTTGCAGTCTCTCGACGCTCGGCCACACGACGAATTAGGTTGAGCTCAACAAGGTTCTTAAAAGCTCGTCTTACTGTCCTAGCATCCATGCCCATACGCTTCGCGACATCTTGAGAGCTACATGGTCCTGACCATGTTTGCCAGTTGACGCAAGCGAGCACACCCAAGAGCGCAAGCTTAGAGCCGGGCTTAAGTCCTTTTCGCGCATAGATTGCGCATCTTATCTGATGCTCTAGCATGTCAGTCCTCGAGCTCAATCAATCGATCAGGATGATGAATGAGCCTGCGCGCACCGTCCCAAACACACTCGTGCATGGCTTGGAGTAATTCGAGATCATCAGGTTCATCACCGAGGAGCTCCACCACTGAGCCAACCTGATCGTCTTGAGAGTCGAGGTGAATCACCCGAAACCGCACATCATCACAGAGGTTCTTGAGAGCAGGATTCATCTTGGGGTTAAAGTCGTGTGGCTCAAAGATGTGTAACGTAGTGAGCCTGCATGCTGTAGAGGCTAAACGACGCGCGAGCTCTGGCTTGGCGTTATACTTACCTTTGAGGATGTTGGTGAGATGTTGCCCCGTAATGTCACATGATCGGGCGAGCGCGCTTACTAGTCGACGCTCTTTGAGTTCGTTGAGTTTAAGCTCATTCATTTGGTTCTCCATGTCATGATGTCAGCGACCGACGGCCACCATTGACCCTTAATCTACAGTGCCTTACATACATAGTCAATTAAATTTATAAATTCTATTTGACATGCGTTGAGAAGGCTGATAGATTCACTCTCACCAACAACCCATCACCGAGGAGCTCACATGCAACTCATCAAGGATCTCATCCTGCTCTCAATCGCCATCGCCGGTATCACCAACACCGTCATCACGTTGAGCGCTCACTATAACTCAACCATGCGCTCTGAGCGCGTCCGCTGCGTCGAGGCACACCGAGAGGCCAATTGGCTCCACATCGAATTCCAAAGCGAGACCCACGCTGAGAACTGGTGTGATGCTCACGAGGCGAACTGGCGAGATCTCGTGAACGGTCGAGTGCTCTCTGCAGCTGATAAGCTCGACCACTAATTACACAGACACAGAAAGAGAAAAAACATGTCCATTTGGATTCCAAAGAACCCACAAGAGGCGATCGACATGGCTCGATTGCTCAACCCTCAGAACCCTCAAGAGCTCATCCTGCTTCACGCGGCTTTTGGTCATCACTTCGGCGGTGACATGGGTCTCACGATGACTCAAGGCTATGTGCTCAAGGGTAAGCCTACACTCAACGCTGACGCCATGGCAGGCATCTGCCGCCGCTCTGGACTCTGTCGATTTATCAAGATCGTCGCTTGGGATGAGACGCGATGCGTCTTGGAGACTGCGCGCACTGATGAGCCTCAAGATGTAACTCACACCTTTGAGTTCAATATCAGCATGGCTCAGGCTCAGGGGCTCACTCGAAATCGCAATTGGTCACAGATGCCACGTCAGATGCTCCGCGCTCGGGCGATCACTTTGGGTCTCCGCGCTTCATTCCCTGACGCTGTGGCCGGTATCTATAGCGCTGATGAGATCGCAGACAATACCGACATGAGTGATTATGATCGTGATGTGATCACAGCTCGCGCCCTTGGGACCGATATTCCAAGCAAAGCCCCACGAGCTCAGCGCCACTCTCAGCCACCTCAGCCACAACCACAATCAAGGCCACCTCAACAGCATCGCAAGATCGAGCGACCTGAGAACCGTCTACATGACTTCTCAACAATTGAGGGTATGCATGAGGCCGTTCGCGCTTGGGACATTGACCCGATGGAGGCGAGCCAAGCCACAGAGGAGCGTTGCCCTAAAGCGCCAAGTGAGCTCAAAGAGCATGAGCGTGAGTTTTTCTTTTACTCTGCCTTGGCGTCTGACTACGTCCGCACTCACTCAGCAGTCCAGGAGGGTTGGTGGCGAGCTCCCGAGGATGAGCTCAAGCCTCATCATGATAAGGTGTGCGAGCAGTTCCCTATTCTGCGCTTTATGCTTCCAAAGCGATTCGGGCCAAAGATGACCTATGGCGCATTCATGGAGACCTTGCGCCTGACGAATCACGCTCACCCTGATCTAAAGAACAAGCTCGTGTCGGTGCTCTTGCAGATGGACGCTACAGACTGGAGCGCTTACGATTACGCAAACAGCCTGATCGAAGAGCATGAGGAGCTCACTTAATCAGAGCCACGCTAGTAGCACCAACCGCGACAACACCCACGCCGATCGTTACCCACTTGAGACGCTCGGCGCTCTTGCGCTCTTCGAGGAGCTTGGCGCGCTCGGCCTTGAGGTCATTTTCTAGAGCGTTAATTACAACCTGTTGATCTGCATGAGTGCTCTCTGCCTCTCGGCGCGTTTTATCAAGGAGCTCGTTAGCTGCCAACGCACAGGTCGAGCTCGCGATGTTAACCGCGTCTTGACAGTAACCGCCCATGGCCTCAGCTCGACGCTTGAGTTGTACCCACTCACCGGCCTTAGTGCAGAAGCGCCGACCTTCAGCAGTCTCAATCACCTCAGCTTTGATCGGGTCAACACCCTCGCCCATCCAAATCTGATCAGCAGGGAGCTCCGGAGCCCAAGGCGTGAGCGTGAGAATCAGAGTGGCGATCACTTGAACTCTCCACATACCAGGTCATGATTAGCGTCGAGCGCCGCTTTGACCTCCTGCGCGCAAATGCCCTCACAGTTAATCGCACAATCTGCAGCTGCTTGGACCTTAGCGCCGATGATGTCAGCGCGAGCTTGAGTCAATCTCACCTTAGTGTCTTCGAGCTCGAGCACGATCTTGGCGCGCTCATTCTCCATCTGATCCCGCATAGCGCGAGCGCCCTCTTTAACACCACCGGCATAAATGCCGACCATAATGAGCAGGGTGCAGACGCCGACGGCGAGCCATTGAATCACCTCTTTATCGATATTAATGGGCATCATCATCCAATTCTCACAATCTTTAAACATGGCTCGTTATAGCCTGCGAGCGCCAAAGCTGCAGAACCAGTCTCTGAGGTCACTCGTGGGTATACTGTCATTGTTGAGTTTGACCCAAAGTCAGAAGCTAGGATCAACGCTCTGCAGACTTTTCGTGTTTGTCGGAGCTCGTATCTTAAGCCTGAATTGTTGCGCATACAAACAGCCTCTTGACCCACATAAGCAGAATCTGTCTCATTGTACCACCGCGCAATATACCCACCCACACTTGAGGTTGAGTAGGTCGCTAGATGGCACTCTAAAAGCCAAGAATAACCGCTTGAAATTACGAGTTTATTTGAGCTCACGCTTAGCCCTGACGTAGACGGGGTGGCGCTAGTCCCAATGACCATATCGACGCTGACATTACCCGTATTACAAATCAGGATATCAGTCGCCACATTACTGCAATGAGTGGTATTAACTGATAGATTACTCATGAGTGAATCACCCCCCCAAGTACACAGTTACCAATATTAACAGTTGCGTTAGTTGCCGAGAGCCCCACGCCCTGGGGCGTCAACCCGCTCCCTCTCGCCCAAAACTCATCTCGTGCAATTACGCTTGTTTGACTTTGTAGCGGAACCTGTCGAGCGTTATCAAGTGACCCTGACGAACCCGCGAATACACTCTTAAATTGCATCCCACCCGCGCTCGATGCGCTATAGATGACATCACACAACGCTAAAAAGTCATGACTATCAACGCTTGTTAGGTCCTTGCTTTCGTAGCGACTTGCACCCACTGCAGAACGCCCAAGATCAAGATCAACAGTGGAGTTAATCCCAACCGAGGATGAGTCTGAGCTCACTCTCATGATTATCGCGCTTGATGGTGAATAACTCATGATGCCTCCCAAACTTGCAGTGTAAAAGCGGCGTTAGCCGTAAAGTCGTCTCCATTATGGGTATTTCGCAAGGTGAGAGCCTGCGAGCCGCCCAACGCAACATTCACGCAGGTGAACGCGCATAAATTATAAGTAGCGCCTGCGCTATTCCAAGCAACGGGGCTTTGGTCTGGCAGAGCTACCCCATCTAAGCAGAACTCTAGTTTAAAGAGGTCATTGTATGCGCTGCGGGTTGTATCGGGGCTGACGATCAGCCAAAAGCTCGCCGGCCCCTCTAGAGTGATCGTTGCCCCTGAAACGCTGTGACTCTGCGTGCTCGATGTCGAGCGTTTTGTTGTTTGGTCCCATGAAATATCATCAAGATATTCGATGGTCTGGCTTTGAATTGTATATTCAGTGATTGTCAGCTCTGCAGCTCTAGCCGGAAGATAACTCATACGATGAACCAATCATCAGTTCCATCACACGCGAGCGTAATGGATGAGAATTGGACATTAAGCGCAAGTGTACCGTCGACGACGCCGTCTAGCTTATCTCCTGAATCGGGAGTAATAGTAAAGGTTTGATTAGACATGCTTTTAATGTCGATCAGTTGACCGCTATCAAGGCCTGATGCTGCAGGCAGGTTAATCACTCGATCAGCGCTAGATGTGAACACATGTATAGTTCTCACATGGGTGGGTGTCCCGAGAGTCTTATCTCCTGACAGAGTCTCTTGATTCAAATCTACAGAGTATGACCCGCCGCTTGTTTGGCTCACCCATGAGAGACCGCCAGACCCGTCTGTTTTAAGCACTTGGTCAGCATCACCGTCATTGTTTGGAAGCGTCAGGGTATAGGTAGCCGCCGCTGAGTGTGGCGGGCCTTGGATCGTTACACCATGAGAGTTATTCTCACAGTTGAGCTTGATCGCACCTGAGTTGGTGTTGCCTCTAATGACCACTACACCGGTACCATTAGGGGCTAGGTCGAGATCTGCGTTGCTTGTCGTGACAAGGTCATGGCCATTGAGGTCGAGATCATTGCCGAGCTGTGGTGATGAATCTTCGCTCACGTTTGCCAAGAAGTCACCGGTGTTAGAAGTGGCCGCTGTGCCGAGCCCAAGCGTGGTCCTCTGAGCCGCCGCGTCTGCATCATCTAGGAGCGCTCGCCCTGCCGCAGTCAAGCCTGTAACCGCGTAGGTGTCTGAGCCTGTCGTGTAGATCATCTTGTCTGCAGCAGTTGTTAAGCCACTGATCGACGTGAGCCCTGCATCGACAGGCTGAAAGTCACCACTAGCAGAGGTCGCCGCTGTACCGAGTCCAAGCGTAGTCCTCTGAGCCGCCGCGTCTGCATCATCTAGGAGCGCTCGCCCTGCTGAGGTCAGATCCGCCACCGCGTAGGTGTCTGAGCCCGTCGTATAGATCATCTTATTGGCGGCTGTAGTCAGACCGCTGATAGAGGTGAGCCCTGCATCAACTGGCTGAAAGTCAGTCGCCGCAGCTGCTGCCGCTGTGCCAAGTGTTGGTGTTCCACTAATGTCAGTATAAGCCAAAGTCGCATCAACCCACGCTGAGCCGCTATAACGCAAAACCTCACCTGTCGCCGCTCCGGTGATCGTCACGTCTGAGAGGTCATTGAGCTGAGTTGCGCCGCTCGGTAGGTTGGTTAACTGCGAACCGTCGAGGGCAGGAAGCTTGCCATTACTGTCGACCTTAACAACATTGTTTGCGGTGTTGTCGGCGGCAAGTAGCGCCGCTGAGCCTAGCCCAAGCGTGGTCCTCTGAGCCGCCGCGTCTGCATCATCTAGGAGCGCTCGCCCTGCCGAGGTTAAGTCTGCCACCGCGTAAGTGTCTGATCCAGTCGTGTAGATCATCTTGTCTGCAGCAGTTGTTAAACCACTGATAGAAGTTAGACCTGCATCAATCGGCTGAAAGTCGCCACTAGCTGAGGTCGCCGCTGTGCCGAGTCCAAGCGTGGTTCGCTGAGCCGCCGCGTCTGCATCGTCTAGGAGTGCTCGCCCCGCCGCTGTCAGGTCTGCCACCGCGTAGGTGTCTGAGCCCGTCGTGTAGATCATCTTATTGGCGGCTGTAGTCAGACCGCTGATAGAGGTGAGCCCTGCATCGACAGGCTGAAAGTCAGTACTGGCTGAAGTGGCCGCTGTACCGAGACCGAGCGCAGAGCGTTGAGCGCCTGCATCGTTTGCCGAGACAAATGAGCGCCCCGCCGCTGAGATTGATGATACGGCGTAAGTGTCTGAGCCCGTCGTATAGATCATCTTGTCTGCAGCAGTTGTTAAACCACTGATAGAAGTTAGACCTGCATCGACAGGCTGAAAGTCACCACTAGCAGAGGTCGCCGCTGTACCGAGTCCAAGCGTAGTCCTCTGAGCTGCCGCGTCTGCATCGTCTAGGAGTGCTCGCCCTGCTGAGGTCAGATCCGCCACCGCGTAGGTGTCTGAGCCCGTCGTATAGATCATCTTATTGGCGGCTGTAGTCAGACCGCTGATAGAAGTTAGACCTGCATCAAGCGGCTGAAGCAACGCTAACTCATCATCAATTCCCTCAAGGTGACCGTCAATATTTGCATTTGCGGCGATATAATTAGTGGCCGAGTGATCAGCCGCTAAATCGTCTGCACTAAGTACCACCGCACCAGTCTGAGCATTAACTGAGCTCACGGCGTCCGTATTGTCCACCTTGTCAATCTTGCTGTTAGAGATTGAGCCACCCATATTATCGTTGATGAGCAGGTGATCACCCACAGCCCACGTCTGCCCATAGATCGTCCCTGCTGTGCCTACAATGTAAAGGTCGCCTTTCTCAGCGGTGGTTAGACTTGGTGTGCCTGCTGTCGCGTTAAAAGTGCCTTTATATTCAACCCCGCCAACGATAGCCGCGTCGATGCGCTCCTTGACCGTCAATGGCGTCATCGCGGTGGTGTCGTTGGTACCAGTGCTCGCCTCGGTCGAGGTCGCGATTCTGATCTTACCGGCTGTTGTCTCTGTGGCGTCTGCGATTGAAGACGAGCCGCCGCCCTGAAATGGACTTGTTCCAATACTCATAATTACTCCTTACCTTATGCGTTGAATCCTGCATAGACGACAAAGACATCTGAGCCGTCAGCCTTCTTATATGCGATTGATGTTACACTCTGACCATTGGCGAGCGCCTGACAGTCAACTGAGAATGCCGATGGAACCGGAACAACGCCATCGCTGTTGGTCACGCCATCGCCTGCGCCTGCTGCAGCTCGAAGCTTAATCATGCTGAGTGTGTCAGCGTTTGAGCTCACGAATTGAACGAACGCAAACTTAAGGCCCGCGCTGAGCTGTGTACCAGTGACAGTGTCATAGAAGTCTGTTGAGGTCAGTGTATGCCAGTCTGTGTTGTTGACAACGGTCGCATTGTAGGTGGCCAAGTGGCCGCCTGCATGAATAGGATATTGAACGCCTAGTCTCATGGCTTCTCCATTGAGTCTGTGGGTTTTGGGTCAGGGGAATTATCAGCCTTGGCTTGTGCTTTGGCCTCGAGCTGTTTGGGTTTGATCATCACGTTAGCGCCCGCATACACGAGGAATAACGTATCAATCAAACCTAGGATGTGAGTCTCAGCTTTATCCATTAGGGCAAGGATGAGGATGCATGCGAGACATGCATAGAACGCCGAGCTCTTACGACCGCCAAGCTTTTCGGTCACTGTAGTATCTTTGTCACTCATCGAAATCCTCACTTAAGAGGCGGTAGACGTGCGCGACCTGATCCAAAGAGCGCACATTCTTGACCACACCCTCAGCGCGCTCACCATCGCCCGCTGTACCATGAGCGTTGCCCTCGATGGTCTCGAAGTTGCCGTCACAGTCTGGAGCTGTGAGACAGAGTGTGATGTGATCGCCTTGGACGCTTCGCTTTGAAGTGTACACAACGACGATGTCACCAGGTAGCATCTGATCAGCCTCGATGTGTCGAGCAGTGTTTAGCCATCGCGAGTACAGACGGTAACAGCTCGGGAAGATCTTTTGGCGGATGCTGAAGCGGACACTCGACCAAGCAAACGCCGCAAACGCTCCACACCAAGCAAACTGGCCGTTGCGCGTGTAAGGCTTCTCCCACGTCCAACCGATACCATCACGGCTTCTGATGTAATCATCGATGCGTGAGTCAGGCTCTTTTACAACACGCTGCCACTCAGCCTCAGCACGCTTGAGCGCCTCAACGCTGTGCTCTGATCGATGTGGTCGAGCGTTAGTGATGAGCCTCTTTTGCACTTGTGGCAGGTCAATCTCAGCTTGACCCAATGATCGATTAAGGCGTCTAACCTCATTCTCTAAAGCGCCTAAGCGCTCTTCCATTTCGGCTTTAGTCGGCATTAGTTAAACTCCTGAGCGTCTACTGATACATTGATTATATCAGAGTTATTTGAAAGATACGCGTCTTCTTGATGAGTCGTAGAAGCGGCGCTATATGTCGCGGGTTCAATGGTCCCACCGGTTGTGCTTATGCTGTGGGCTGTGGTGAATTTGACTGTGTTTGAGGTGATACTCTGGATTGTCAGTTGACCACCTGCGGCGTCTTGGTTGCCTCGCGGGACGTGCTGCACAACGTCACCGGCTTTAAAGAAGTTTACGTCTGCGCCTGAGCTACTGAACTGATTAGCGTGAACCTCGATAGTGGTGGTGTTGGTCACTGAGGCGATCTTCATGGCGCTGTTCCAGTTCACTGGAGCTATCCCCACAGTGATGATGGAGAGCTCACAACCCTCACCCTCTAGGCTCTGCCTGATCCCTCGAATCATCCCTATTCCATCAGTGACGCCATAATCATCTGAGTAGCCTCTGAGGTGAGGTGAGCTAACCTTGATGTAGCTACCAACATCTAGATAAGAGCTCTGACCTGTACCGATCTCACCCACCCACTCTCTTAATGGGTTGCTCAGCAGATTGAAGATACGTGAGCTTGTGGGTAGGAAAAAAGAGAAAGTGTCACCTGCACCGCGACCAAATTGGCGAGACGAAACGCCAGGGAGCTGCAGGTCTATCTTAGCGCGCTCTCCACCATAGCGGGTGATGGCCTCTTGATTGTTAAACAAGACCTCTGAGGTGAGCTTGTCTTCATCGGCTGAGTAGTCATAGCTAAACTTAATTTGAGTGACTATATCCTCATAGATCCCCCAAAACGGGGGCGGCTCAGCGATCCACTCAGACGCCTCAACGGTAGCCGCTACTACAGAGGTCTTCTCATACCCTATGGGGGTAAGCGTGAGCAGGCTTTTGCCGGTGGTCTCACTACGCTTCATGACGAGCACAGCGCCGAGCATCTTGAGCACACCATCGAAGACTGAGCGCAGGTCTTGACCATCGCCGATAAAGTTTCCGGTAAACGGTAAACTCGCCGCCGCGTCAGCAGCCAAGAATGAATCTTCATCGATGAGACTAGAGTCGAGATTTAGACCAACTCCCAAGGTGTCATAAGTGCCATTGACGCCACCACCACCACCTGACTCTAACAGCCTGAGAAGCGCCTCACCTGGTCGCTCTCTCGTTAGCTGTCCACCTCTGAAGATGAGCGCTCTATCTTTGTCAGGCCAGTCACCGAATGATGAGTTAAGGGTGTGCTCATTGTCGCTTGCGATGTGAAGCAGGACACCGACATCAGAGCCACCAAATGAAGCGGTTGTTTCGTGGGTGACTTTGAAGATCTGCTCACGCTCTTCATCAGCCTCTAAATCTATGTAGCGTACAACGATATCATAGACATTAGCACCCGCCGAGCTCGGCAGACCTAGAGAGTTCTCGACAAGTATCGTGCTCTCGAAATGCTGATAATAAGCCTCGGGCAAAGGTTGCACGTCTAACGAGCCAACGAGATCAGAGCCGCTCACTCTGAGCGTTGTTATGCCGCCTTCATCCACGCCGAGACGCTGTATTGGCCTCTCAGTATAGATGGGATAGAATAGCCGCCCTACATCATCGATGGGGTATTGAGTCCCGCGATTTGTCCAAACATACGGGACATAGGGCGCGTCAAATTCTGTTTGATAGTAATTGCGCAAATCAGCGACATACACCCAAAACACAACATTAACGGGAAACGGCGATGAGCTTAGCTTCTCACCTTTGATTTGGTTGTTAGGGGTTAAGCGCCATCGAGCAACCGCGCCACTCAAGCCAGTAACAGCGCTCGGGCCACTTGATGTCAGCGTATCATTGATCACGCTAGGCCACTCCTTGACCTCTGCGTTTCCTAGGTTATGGCGCTTAGCTTCGATCTTCTCGCGCTCGATAAACAAATATTGAGCTGTGGTGATCTCCCCTGCGGTGAGCGCGTCAGTCACCGTCGAATCAGCGTGAACGAGATAGCCGGGGATCGTTGAGTCATAAGTCAGCGCCGTGGCGTAAACCTCAGGTTGACCATATCTGACAGAGAACAGCCCACCGCGTCTCAAGGCAGGGTATCGAGGGTGAGAATCTGGATAATCGTCTCCCTCTGGCCCTGTAGGGAGAGATGGATCAAAGTCACTGAGCACCTCGGTGAACTGTGAGAGCTGAGCTGTGCTAATCTTGAAGGTGTTAGCTGTTACCGTCGAGCTCGTCACCACTTGAACTCGAATTGAGTTGAGGGTGTCTAGAGCCGGTTGCATGTCGAGGCTCATCGCGTATTCAATCGCCGAACCATTGACACCATCATAGTAATGATAGCCCTGAAGCAGGTTGGTCTGACCAATGCCCTTGTCTGCTATGGATGTGTCGAGTAACGCGCTCAGAGGCAGGAGCGACAGAGAGACAGTGTCACCCTCTTCTATATACGGTGACTCAGTGATGAAACCATTGATAACCTCAACATAGTCACTTACCGCCCCCGATGGATATCGATGAGCCATGTAGAGCTTAGCGCGTCGACCTCTAAATGTAGTGATCGTTGTAGTGAGCTCAGGACTGACAGAGCCTTCTAGGTCGATTGAATGTGTTTGAGTTGGCGTGTTTCCTACACCACGTTGAGCTGAGACCTGCGAGGAGCTCGCCGCGCCTGCACGTACTGTCTCAGATCCGATGTGCAACAGTCGTGGATAGGTAAGGCCGCTGAGGTCTGAGGCCGTTGAGATGAGTACATCAGACCGCGCAACGCTAGCCGAGATCTGAGAGCGCGTTGAGGCTGAGCGCGCACCACATCGACCAAACACTATACCAGGGTCACCGGCTCCACCTCGTCTGCGGTCGATAGAGAGTGAGATGGTCACCGCGTCATAATCAGCGACTCCACCTGATGGGTCAACCTGAGCGCTGAAATCACCAACGCTGACAATCCCCTCAAGGTCAACATAGTTAATCGATGTAGCGACAGTTGATGAGAGGTTAGATGAGCTCGGTGGTGTTGATGAGTGATAGCGATACTCAAGCCCACCAACCTCAAGCGCGAAGACACGCCGACCATGCTGACTCGTGATGCTCATGGCGTCTCCTCTGGAACAAACAGGTCATAGATGTGAACCGCGTGTAACTTCACTTGATTGACCGTGAACACTACGTTGAGCAGGTCACCTCTGTTAGCGTTTGGTATGAATAGCGGTCTAGGTGCCTCGGGCTGTGAGTTGGTCGGGGCGCTGATGAGCTCGGCCCCTGTTGTCGCTGTCCTCAGATCTCTAGGGCTCGGCTCAAGCTCAATCTCTGAAAACCTTATCCCCACATCGATCACTGAGCCGGTGTATGAGTTAGCCGCTGTATTCCTTAGCTCGACATCGACGACGGCTGTGGTGGCCGCTCTGAATTGATTAGAGCTGTACTGAAATATCACGCCGAGATGTGAAGTGATCGGCGTGGGCTGATGCAAGAAATTGAGCGTGTCTTGACCGCTTTTCTCAATCGTCCCTAAACGCTCACGCCCTCCGGTTGAGTTTAGGACTAGAGAGCCCACATGATAATGAGCCTCAGACAGCGCTTTCGCGCGCGTCATCTGTGCAAGAGCCGAGGCCATCTGTGAGACAGTCCCGCCAAACAGAAGGCGACCATTGAAACACCCACGCGTTGAGGGTAGCTGTTGATAAGCGCTAGGTATCAGCATCATACACCCACGATCATGAGGCCTGAGATATAAGGGTCATTGTTGCTCTGCCTGCGGTCGACATTAGTAAGCAGGTTCGATTGATTGTTGTCTGTCTCATCTAGTCCAGTCCGATACATAGGCAGCCTAAACTCAACCGACCTAGGGAGCTCCTGAACACGTACCGGCACCCCAAACGAATTCCAACCCGCCTGAGCCATAGTGAACCTATAGCCAAACACATCTACAACAAGAGGGTCGGCGGCGTCATAATTCTCGACGTAGAACCACACATCAACATCTAGGTCGTTCTCAGGCATGCCGTCAAAACTCACCGCGTCTGAGTACATCAGTTGAGTGTCAAACACGCCAAGACCTTTGGCAGCGGCTCTAGAGCTTGAGTCAAGCTTAGACTCTTCAACACCTGACCAACTAAACAGCACCCGTCCACGCGGCCTCATCATCGTTATGTCATTGAGCATGTCCACGCCAAAGCGCGAAGTGAGAGGCAGGTCAGCACCTAAGCGGTTGGCCCCCATAGGGATAAACTCGCTGTTGTATTGGTCGAGAGCGCGCGTTGCGAGCGGTGAGGCTAGTGGGCTCCAATTGGCCTGCACTCCTGCAACCTCGATCTGACCGCCCGAGGGAGCGTCAAGGCTGAGTGTGACCTCTGCGTATTGCTCTTGCTCTACTGAGCTGATCGCCACCGTGATCACATTAAACACGCTTTGAAATCTCGATGTATCAGTGATGGTGATGGTGGTTGAGTCAGAGTGACCGCTAATTGGTGAGCTTACTGTGATCTTTGCTAGTCCACCGCCTGAGACCGTACATGAGGCCATGAGCCTCACCTTGAGCTCAACATGCTCTGCTGATGGTCTTGGGACAATCCACTCACACACATCAGTCATCGTCGTGTTTTCAAAGATGAAAACATCATCATGCCACGCTTGGCTGATCACGTTACCACAGCCAACATGGGCGAAAGAGTAGTTGACCATGTCACCAAGTCGCGAGATCTCCTCTGAGCGAATCGTGAGACCTGCTGTGACTCGAGCCGAATCGACCAATACTGGCGGTGAGGTGAATGAGTTAGACATGTTCAATCTCTACTGTGACCGGTACTCGACGCCGCAAGCCTTGAGGATAAGTAAGCTCTAGTTCAGAGGTTATCATTGAGCCTCTCACTCTGCCATACTCACCATCATCCTCTGAGGTATAGAGCAGGTCATAAGCCTCTTGACTCGCAGAGGTCTGAGCAGCTCGGAGAGAGCGCCGAGAGTCTCCCCACCCCTGATAAAAGTTGACCCGCTCACCCATCGAGGCGAGGGGGAGCCAACGATTAGTGAAGTGTTTATAATCGTTCTCAGCGTCTAGGAGCGCGTCGAGGTCGAACCTGAGCACTGACGTTATATAGCTGCCTATGTGGTTGCTCACGTAACCACCACCGATCAACCGCCGAGCTTGGCTTTGGTTTGTAACTCTGAGGTGATGAGCCTGGTAAGGTCGGGAGGGTATGAGCACGCCCTCAATCTTGTGGGTCGAGGTCAGCGTTGAGAATCCTCCTGACGTGGTTGGCGTCTCATCTCCCTCGAATCCAAGCCGAGCTCTCATTGTGTCATCATTCCACGTGATGTCACCCAAGCTCGTTAGATAGTGGCAGAGCGCTCGCCCATCATCGGTAACGCTCCAGACGATGTTATCAGAGCTCATCGCTTCTTGGTCGATCTGCTCAATCGATTTCAGGCTGAAATCGTCAGCATCTGAGGTGGCGCGTGATCTGATAAACACAGTCGTGTCCTGAATTTTTAGTTTAACATCTGGAAACGTGAAGCTGTTAGAGCCTCCCACTTGCTCAATACCATAGGTGGTGTTGGTCAGGTCGAGCGCTCCACGCGTCCAATCGGTGACAGCTGTGGCCACATAGTCAGAGCCACTAGCCACGCTTGACACTGTTGAGGAGCCAAAGCCTAGAGGGTCATCGGTGCCTGTCTTAGTGACTGTAAACTCAACGTCTGATGAGATCGTGACTCGATCATTAGCGTTGATCGTCACAGCCCAAGAACCACCAAAGGTTTTAGACGCTAAAAGCTGACCACCTGCGGCGTTATTGTTGGCGCTCTCTCTAGCGTTGAGTAAGAATACGGCGTCTTCATAGACACCCTCACCAGTGGCGAAGGTGGGCATGTTAACCGCCGTTGATCCACGCGTGAAAACCTTGGTGGCGCTGAGGTCGCGCACATCCTGAGCGGTGAGCAGTCCAAACTGAGGAGCAGGGTTATTCAGTGGCATAGGTCACCCCATTGCGAAGCGTGGAGCTCCACGCCGTTGTCGGTTGAGTGTTCTGAGGATCTCTGAAGCCATCGCGTCTTGAGCGGCGCGCTTCGTGTCGTAAATCGTACTATTCCCAAAATTAATGTTGAAGACCATGGCGGTTGATTCGGCGCGCTCTCTCTCAGGAGCAGGAGCCGATTGAGGTGAGCCGGTTGGTGACTCAGGAGAGATTGAGCCGCCGCTATACGATGAGCCGCCTCTCTGACTTAGCTGAGCGCCTGAATATCCGGCGACCACAGCCGCCATCCCCATAGTGGCCGCCGCCGCAAAGTATCCACCTGCTGCGCCAGGATCGACAAAAGAAGCCCCAATACCCTTAGCGGTAAACATCAGGGCCTCAACTGCCGCTTGTTTCCCAAGCGCTGTGAGTAGCTCACCAATCATCCTGCTCGGCGCTCCCTTCTCAGACTGACGAATCTTTTCACGCTCTCGCGCTTGATTAGCTGTGAGCTCTGTCATCTGTTGATTAATGACAGCGGCCTCTTCCGAGCTCTGCTTTATGCGCTCCTCTTCCTTTTTAAACTGCTCATCTAGAGCTTTGAGCGCCTCTTTTCGATCATCCTTAACAGATGTCAGCAGGTCAAAAGAGATCTCAGCAGAGCTTCTAAGTATCCCCTCTTTCATATTGTTTAGAGACCCCATGAGAGCATTAAAGCCCTGACTAGCGTTCTCGTTAATAATCTTGGTACGCTCGACGTTATAGCGTCTAGTTAGCTCTGTAATCTCAGCCTCTGAGCGGTCTGTTAATGCAATCTCTCTCTGGTATCTGAGCTCAAGCAGAGCAAGCTCTTTCTCGATGCCCTCAGCTTGCATGCTTAGATCAAACTCCATGCTTTCCATAATAAAAGCTTGCCGTTGCTCGGCTCTCTGCCTCTCTTCGTCTGCGAGACGCTTGGCGTTTTCGGCCTCTTTGCGCGCTTCCTCTTCTAGCTTGCGTTGTTTGTCCTGCTCTAAGGCTAATTGTTTGTTTGCAAACTCTAGCCTTATCGCTAACTTGGCGCGCTCATTGTCTCCTGCTAGCTCAAGCTCTAAAGCCATTTGCCGCTCTAACAATTTGGATTGATCAACGCCAAGTAGTCTTTGATTCTCGATCTCTGCCCTGCCCACCCTCGCAAGCTCTAACTGTTTTTGACGCTCAGCCGCCAAGTGTCTGGCGTGTGCCATTCTCCTCAAGGCCTCAGCCTGCCTAGACTTGAGCTCTTGCGCTTTGCGCTCCTCCTCGGCTATCTGCTTAAGGCGGCGCTTGAGAAGTCGATCTTCAGCGACCAATAGAGCGTCTTTAGCGTCTTGACTGACGTTCTCTATATCTTGAATCTCGCGCGCTCTGCGGCGAGCCTCTAACACAGCGATTTGAGTCTTAGTTTTTTGAGTCTGCTCTTGAGCCTGCAAGGATTTAAGCTGAGCCTCATGAGACATTGCGGCCTCTACCTTGGCGCGTTTTTCTCGGTTCTCAGTGCTCCTCTCGGCGAGCTTCTCCTTAAGATCATTAAGCTCTTTCTCTCGTTTAGCGGCCTCTTCATAAATAGCTTTGGCTTTGCGAAGCTCAGCGTCTCGCTTTTCTTGTAGGGCAGCGTTAGAGGCCGCTTCCCTATTAATTCGTTCTTCTAGTGAGCTCACCCACTCTTGTGCGATGGCCCTGTTATGTCTAACTGTTTCAATGGACAGCGCCTCATAGATTGCGCTTTGCCGCTTCCTTAAAACATCAAGCTCAGCCTTGATCTGCTTAGCTCTCTCACCCGAAGCGGACTTAAGGCTTTTTTGTAATTCTTTCTCTTCAATAAGCAGTCTATGAGCTTCTTTGCGGTGCTCCACCTCTTCGTGACCATAGAGCGCGCGTGGTCCAGTCGGCGCTTCTGCAAGCATAGCTTGAGTAGCTAATCGATCTTGCAGGCTAGCTAATAATAAATCAGAAGCCGTAATCTGCTCTTGAATTGATTTGGTGCCGTTCTGTATCGAATCCGCTTCTGCATTCTGCTCATGAATTAGCCTCGACATGTGAAGCAACCGGCTAGACTCTGAGTCAGTTAGATCAACGCCCGCCGCCGTCAACTCTTGTATAGTCCCCTTAAGGTCAGATATCCCTGACTCATAAGCGTTGAGCTTGATCTCTCTCTGCTCGGCATCAGAAAAGAACTCATTAAGAGCTTTATACGCTTCTATGAGAGCTATTGTGACTAATCCTATAGGACCAATTAAAGAAGTGAATGATACTCCTGTGGTGGCCATTGCAGAGCTAAGCCCTGTCACAGACTCAGAGACGCCGCCGAATGTCTCCCCAACTTGGAGCATCTTTTCGCCCATCTCCCCACCTACAGACTTGACCACCTCCCCCACGCCTGTAAACGTCTTACCAATGGCCTCGCCTTCTTTCTCTAGGCCCTCAAAGCCCTTCTCTGCTTTCTTAGAGTCAAGCGTGACCTCAATCTCAATCTCATTAGTAGCCATAAGCCTGACCTGCTTCTTTCCTAGCTCTCTCTTGAGCCCTGAGTTGAGCTAGCTCTGAGTGGTGGTGTATAACGTCGAGCGCGTCAACGATAGCACAAGTGGGCCTTGGATATGTGGAGCTGATCGGGAATAGATCAGCTTTATGGCGTCGATACGCTGTGATGAGAGACGCCATCTGATTCGATGTGGCTACAGGACATGACCTAATCTCTAACTCACTGAACGCCTCACCGCTGTCAGGTGCTACGCGGTAGCCTGGCACGAATAACCCGCGCTCATCCTCTTGAGCTTGAGGTAGGCCCTTTTGAAATGCGCCACCACATGAGCCACGCTGAGCTCTAAGCTTTGGATTCTTTCGGCATTGGTCGCAGCTCCAAGCGCGGCTTCTCGCGTGACTTAACCACACTGAAGCCGCAAGCCCTATTTTCCCTGATCACCTAGCAGGCTGATTCTCTGCACGTGAAGCACGAGCTCAGAAATCGTGTTAGTTCGGTGAGAGTCTGGCCTGATGAGCTCGAGCTGATCAACGTTAGCCTGCTCGCCATCGATGAGCTGAAGTGATGCTCTTAACATCTCGACATAGACGCGGTTGATATAGGCATTATATCCGCTCATCGCCTCACGCTCATCGTCAGTTAAAGCGTGGTGCCATCTAGCGCGCTCTGAGCTGTCAATGGGGGCCTCGCTCCAAAGTAACCGCCCGAGCTCCGAGCGTCTAAGCGCTCCCGCTCTGACCTCTGCATCTTCGCGCTCACTTGGGCTCAGCGCTTTAAGCGTGAAACGCGTGGCCTGCTCACTCACTGAGCCGAGCTCTGAGAGATCACCGCTTTGGATGTATGCCGAGCGTTGAGACTCATCAGCATCAACCTCTGGATCACACGTGACCACAACCTCAACGGTGTGATCTGCATTAGTCAAGAATGAGAGCGCCATCGATTACACTCCTAGACCGAGTCTAAATGGTGAGTTACCTGCACCGCTCTCATAC